AACGCGGGACCGGCCGCGAGCTCGACGAGGTTGGCTTCATGGTCGGCAAGGTAAGGATTGGCTTGGGGGCGGGACGCGTCACGTCGATGCCGTTCTTCGTCATCGCCCGCGACTTCGAGCTCCCCTACCCGGTCGTCCTCTACGTTGCCGACCTCCTCGAGCGCGGACAGCCCTTCATCGGCCTCTATCCCATCCAGGTGACCCATATTCGAGCCGCGATCATCACAGAGGGACTAAGACGAAGGGGAATACCCCGCCCCTCGTTCGTCGACACCCCGGCCCATTGGCCCTCGCCCGAGGTCTCCCCTCCGCCCTCCGGCGTTTGATTTCCCCTGAAAAATAAACAAAGCTCCGGCCGATGACAAAACCGACGACTGGCAAAGGACGAGGCGGCGCTGGTCGAGGGCAAGGCCGGAAGCCCGGCATCCCGAACAAAGCGACGCAAGAGCGCGCGCTCGAGGCCGCCAGGCAGAACGCCGAGGCTAAGGCGAACGGGAAAAAACTCGCGAAGGAAGTGCTCGAGGAGTTCATGCTGCTGTTCGCCGGCATGGCGGCCGCCTATCAGCCGCTCCCGCCGGGAACGCCCGTTCCCCCAGGCCGCGAGCCGAACGAGGCGAAGTTCATCACCTACGCGAAGCTCGCGACCGACACGGCGGCGGACCTCGCGCCCTATCAATCGCCGACCTTCCGCGCGATTGGCGTCATGGCGCCGAATCCCGACCAGCGCCCGGGTGACGGCGCTAAGACCATCGGGAGCTCGAAGAAGCTCAACGCGGCCGAGGCGGCGCGCGCCTACCGGCTCCTGATGCTCTCGCCGGCGGGCGCGGCCGTCGACGACGAATGAAGGTCGACTACAAGAACCCGGACTACGCCGCGATTTACGCGCAGCGCACGAAGGCGCTCAAGCGTCTCCGGAAGAAGCCCGAGCTCCTCCCCGCGATCAAGGACTACTACCGGGCAAACCCGGCCGACTTCATCTCCGATTGGGGCGTGACCTCCGACCCTCGCCTCGTCGAGCGCGGGCTCCCGTCGATGGTCCCGTTCGTCCTCTGGCCGAAGCAGCGTGAGTGGATTGATTGGGTCATCAGGCGGTGGCGCGCGCAGAAGCCCGGGCTCTCGGAGAAGAGCCGCGATTGGGGCTTGTCATGGCTCTCGGTTACGCTCGGCGCGACGCTCTGCCTATTCTACGAGGGCCTGAACATTAGCTACGGCTCGCGCAAGGAGGAGTACGTCGACAAGATAGGCCACCCGAAGGCGCTCTTCCCGAAGGCCCGCATGTTCGTCGAGAACCTCCCGGCCGAATTTCGTGGGACGTTCGAGACCTGGCGCGACGCGCCTCACATGCGACTGACCTTTCCCGACACCGGCTCGACGATGACCGGCGAAGCCGGCGACCAAATCGGCCGCGGCGACCGCGCGTCCATAGCGTTCGTCGACGAGAGCGCCTACCTCGCTCGGCCTATGCTCGTCGAGCACTCGCTCTCGCAGACGACGAACTGCCGCATGGACATCTCGTCGGTTAACGGGATGAACAATCCGTTCGCGCAGAAGCGTCACAACAAGAAGCTCGTCGCCGATCCGGAGTTCGTCTTCATCTGCGATTGGCGCGACGACCCGCGCAAGGACGACGCCTGGTACGCGAAGCAGGTCGACGAGCTCGACCCGGTCACCGTCGCCCAGGAAATCGACCGCGACTACTCGGCGTCGGTCGAGGGCATCGTCATTCCGGGGGCTTGGGTCCGGGCGGCGATCGACGCGGCCGAGCTCCTCGGCATCGCGGTGTCCGGTCGCTTCGAGCTCGCGCTCGACGTCGCCGACGAGGGCGTCGACAAGAACGCGCTGTGCGGCGGCCGAGGCATCGAGATAAGCGTCGCCGAGGAGTGGTCGGGCAAAGAGAGCGACCCGTTCTACCCGGTCCAGCGCGCGTTTGGCCTTTGCGACGAGCTCGAGGTCGGCCGCTTCCGGTACGACGCCGACGGCATCGGTGCCCTCGTTCGGGGCGACGCCCGGGTCATCAACGAGCAGCGGACGAAGGCCGGCCAGAAGACAATCGCGGTCGAGGCCTATCGCGGGTCGGCGGCGGTCTTCGAGCCCGAGGGCGAAGACGTCAAGGGTCGGAAGAACGTCGACTATTTCGAGAACCGAAAGGCGCAGGATTGGTGGGTGCTTCGCCGGACGTTCCAGCGGACCTATCGGTGGGTGACCGCATTCAAGGAGGCGCTCAAGAGTGGGAACCCCATCGACCCGGCGAAGGTCTGCTCGCCCGACGAAATCATCTCCATCTCGTCGAAGATGCCGAACTACCTCAAGCTCGTCGCCGAACTCAGCCAGCCGACCTACAAGTTGAACGGCGCCGGCAAAATCGTGGTAGACAAAGCGCCGGACGGGATGCGGAGCCCGAACTTGGCGGACGGTGTGATGATGAGGCGGGCTCGCGCCGAGGCGGTCCTTCGGATCAGCGACGACGTCCTCAAGCGGGTTGCTCAGGGCGTCGGCCGCCACATGCCGAAAAGGAGGCGACGGTGAAGAACCGGGACAAGCGACGCGCCAAACGCAAAGAGGCCAAGCGCGAGCAGAAGGTCTTCGACCGCCTCTTCGCCGCCTTCGAGGAGAAGCGGAAGGAGCTCGCCCCGCCGAAAGAGCAGCGGATCAAGATCCCGGACGGGCTCATCGCCCGGTCGAAGGCGAAGCGCCGGCGCTCGTTCAAGACGTGGTTCGAGGCCGCGAAGCCGAAGCCCGGCGTTCTCCCGGAGAACGAGCCCGAGGCGACGCTCGCGATGGACGAGGCGATCACAGAGTCCATCGCGTGGGCCTCGCAGGCGCTCTACAACGGCGCGTTTTGGGAGGGCGTGACCTTCCTCGGTTACGCGTACCTCTCCGAGCTCGCGCAGCGCCCCGAGTTCCGACGCATTTCGGAGGTCATCGCGACCGAGATGACCCGGAAGTGGATTACGCTTCAAGCGACGGGCGACGGCGACAAGACCGAGAAAATCAAGCTCCTGGCCGAGGCAATCGAGAAGTTCAAGGTCCAGGACCGCTTCCGCGAAATCGCCGAACACGACGGGTTCTTCGGCCGGTCCCATCTCTACCTCGAGGTCGGGCCCGAGGGCACGGTCGACAATCGCGAGGAGCTCAAGACGTCCATCGGCGACGGCCGCGCGGACGACGCGACGACGAAGCTCAAGGTCACGAAGGGCTCGCTCCGCTATCTCAAGGTCGTCGAGCCGGTCTGGTGCTACCCGGCGAGCTACAACTCGAACGATCCGCTCAAGACGACGTGGTACAACCCGTCGACGTGGTTCGTGCAGGGCAAGGAGGTCCACGTCACCCGCCTGCTCACGTTCGTCGGCCGCGAGGTCCCCGACCTCCTAAAGCCGGCCTACGCGTTCGGCGGCCTCTCTCTCTCGCAGATGGCGAAGCCCTACGTCGAAAACTGGCTCGAGACCCGCCAATCGGTCTCGAACCTCATCTCGTCGTTCTCGGTGCCGATCCTCTCGACCGACCTCTCGACGCTCCTCGAGGCGCAGGGCGACGAGCTCTTCAAGCGGGCGGAGCTCTTCAACTCGTTCCGCGACAACCAAAACCTCATGCTCCTGAACAAGGACAAGGAGGACTACAAAAACGTCACGACGCCGCTCTCCGAGCTCGGCCTTCTCCAGGCGCAGTCGCAAGAGCACATGGCGTCGGTCTGCGGCATTCCGCTCGTCAAGCTCCTCGGCATCTCGCCGGCGGGCCTGAACGCGACGGCCGAGCCAGAAATCCGGGTGTTCTACGACAACATCGCGGCGTTCCAGCAGAAGCTCTTCAAGGACCGCCTCACGCGGGTCATCAACTTCATCCAGCTCTCCGAGTTCGGCGTCATCGATCCGGAAATCGGCTACGTGTTCGAGCCGCTCTGGTCGCTCGACGAGAAGGGCGAGGCCGAGGTCGAGAAGACCCGCGCCGAGACCGACGCCGTCTACGAGGGCGCCGGCGCCATCGGGCCCGAGGACATTCGCCGGCGGCTCGCCGGAGACCCGTCGTCGCCCTATCATGGGCTCGACCCCGAGGCCCTTCCCGAGCAGCCGGTCGACGAGACGGGCGGGCTCCCCGGCGAGACCGACGACGACTTCTCGGACCTCGAGCCCGGAACGCCCCCGGGCGCCAAGCCGAAGCCCGCGGCGAAGCCCGGAGAGCCGTCGGCAGGCCGAATAAAGCCGCCGCCGGCCAAGCCGAAGCGTGAGAGCGCGAGGGCGGCCGCGTGACATCCCGCCGGCCGCGAGAGAAGACGATTCGCGGCGTCCACCCGAACGCCGGCATCGAGGCGGCCTACCGCGCGCGGCTCGAGCGGCTCGTCAACGAGATGGCGAAGTCGATTGAGTATTGGGTCCCGGCCGCCTATCGGGCGAACCTCCCGGAGCTCGCGCTCGACGCAGCCATCGACGCCCAGGTCGAAATCGAGGTCCGCGAGCAGATCAGCTCGGCCGGGAAAACCGAATGGGTGGCCTACATCGACGGCGACCCGCTCCGGACCGCGTCGGGCAAGCCGCGCAAGTTCAAGTCGCGGGCCTCCGCGCTTCGCAACGCGAAGATTGAGCTCGGGCAGTACGTCCCGACCGAGGACATTCAGGGGGCGGTCAACGAGCTCGCCGAGCGGTGGCAGGCGAAGTTCGACGCGATGGCGCCGGAGCTCGCGAATTACTTCTCGACCCAGGTCGCGCAGCGGACCGACGCCGCGCTCCGGACCGCGCTCAAGAACGGCGGTATATCGGTCGAGTTTCAGATGACGCCCGCGATGAGAAACATCGTCCAGGCGACCACCGAGGCGAACGTCGGTCTCATTCGGTCAATCCCGCAACAGTACCTCACGAACGTCCAGGGCGCGGTCATGCGCTCGATTCAGTCGGGGCGCGACCTCGGCCCGCTCGTCGAGTACCTCGAGAAGGAGCACGGCGTGACACGCCGGCGCGCGGCCTTCATCGCGCTCGACCAGAACAACAAGGCGACGTCGGCGATGACCCGCGCGCGCCAGGACGAAATCGGCATCGTCAAGGCCCGGTGGCGCCATAGCGGCGGCGGCAAGCATCCCCGGCCGAAGCACGTCGCGGCGAACGGGACCGAGTACGACGTCAAGGTCGGGCTTCCCATCGGCGACAAGGGCCAGAACGTCTTCCCGGGCGAGGAGCCGAACTGCCGGTGCATTTCCATCTCTATCATTCCGACGGGGCTTCGATGAGCGTCGCCTACGCCTACGTCGACATCATCCCGAACGGGTACTTTAAGGCCCGGCCGGAGGTCGTCGGGGCGACTCCCGAGGAGCTCGCGCTCTACGGCGACGGGACACTCGAGCCCGAGCGCGCGAACCAAATCCGCGACGCGATATTCGCCGAGGCAAACCGGCTCACGCTCACGCCGTGCTTCCACTCTTGCTGAAAGCCGCGTGACGAACTCGAATTTCGGTGTTATGCGGAGTCCACAGGGGTAAGAACCAACCGAGGACCGCATCATGCTCGACGCCGACCAGAAACCGACCGATCAGAAGACCGTTCTCTCCGACCAGGCCTCCGCGCAGCGCGCGGCCGAGGTCGAGCATCCCGCCATCGATTCCAGCCTTCACGACGCGCCGCTCGAAGATAAGCTCGCGGCGACCGACGAGAAGGCCGGCGACACGGCCGAGCAGCTCCAGGCTCCCGACGCGCTCGCCGCCTCCGCGACCGACGCCAACCCGAACCCGGGCCAGCCGGAGCTCACGCACGTCGCGCTCGTCGAAGACGGCAAGCAGCCGAATCCCGAAGCGCGGACCACCGCGCAGCCAATTCCGGTCTATCAACCGCCCGGCGGCAAGGGCGCGCCCGAGACGACCTCCGGCGACGCCGCCGCGAAGGCTCCGGCAACCGGCACCGTGGAAGAGCGGCTCGCCGCGATGGAGACCCGGCTCGAGGAAATGGCCGAGCGCGTCGCGACCGTCGGTAACGAGAGCGCCCAAGCCATCGCCGACCTTAAAACGTGGCTCGAGGGCGAGCGCAACGGTCTGAGCGAGACGCTCCAAGAGCGCCACGAAGGCTACCTCCGCGAGTTCGGCCGCGACCAAGCGAACATCGTCGCCGAAGATGCGGACGCCGACGCGGAACGCCCGACCGAACGTCCGCACGTCGAAGACCGGCTCTCTGCGCTCGAGGCCGGCTTCGCCAAGCTCCGGCACTTCGCCTAACTGAACTCTAAAAGAGGGACGCCGACGATGAATCGAACCCGCGCTTCGCTCCTCGCCGGCGTCCTCGCCATTTCCCTGCTCGCGCCCTCCGCCGGCCGCGCGCAGCCCGTCTCCGCCGCGCAATACTTCGGCGCGACGCCGGTCTCAATCTCCGCGACCGGAACGACCGGCGCGACGACCGCGACCATTCCGGCCGTTGCCGGCAAGACCGCGTTCCTCTGCGGGTTCTCTATCCGGTCGAACGCGACCGCGGCCGCCACCGGCGACGCGACGGTTACCGGGGTCGTTACGGGGACGCTCCACTTCAACCATTTTACGGCGCCGGTCGCTTCGGGCATCGGCGTGACCGAGCCGCCCATCGGCGCCGACTGCATCCCGGCGAGCGCGCAGGGCGTCGCGATTGCCGTCATCTCGCCGGCGCCAGGCACCGGCGGCGTCGTCTCGGTCTCGGCCTGGGGCTACTACCGCTAAAGGGTTTGGCGATGTCGCAGGTCAGCGCCAAGCTCCGACGAGGACAGGGTCGCTACTTCCATTGGTGCCCTGGCTGCGAGGAGATGCATCCCCTTCCCGATAGCTGGACGTTCAACGGCGACCTCGAGAAGCCGACGTTCACGCCGAGCTTCAAGCAGACCTTCGTCAAATGGTCGGGTGGCGTCGCGCCGAACGGGCGCGGGATAGGCGAGAAGGCCCACGTCGTCTGCCATTACATTCTGACAGACGGGATGCTGAATTTTTGCGGCGACTCGTGGCACGCCCTCAAAGACACGTCGGTCCCGCTTCCGGACCTTCCCGCTCACGCGCTCGACGAACTCGACGAGACCAAATCATGAGCGGCGCGCAGGTCCGGTTCCTCAACATCGCCGGCGGTCCAGTCGCCGAGGGCGAGAAGCCCGCGCGGTTCTCTTTCCGGTGCGTCGGGCATAACCGCGGCAAGGACCATCGTCTCGAGCCGACGCTCTGCGACAACCTCCTCCTCGCGGAAGGCCCGCACGTCGCCGCGCACGGTATCAAGCGCGACCCGCAGGGCGCGAACGGCGGCCGACCGCAATGGGATTGGGACGGCAACCGGGAGAGCTCGACGCTCAACCCGTCGATCAACTGCGAGAAGCACTGCGGCTGGCACGGCTACATTCGCGGCGGTCGTTGCGTCGAAGTTAACGGGACGGACTCGCGATGACCGTCCAAGCCGCCGGCGTCGCGCTCAAAGCTCCGGACGGCCGGATCCTGTTCTTGCGGCGCTCGGGAACGGGCGACCACGCCGGCGAGTGGTGCTTCCCCGGCGGCGGCGTCGAGCCGACCGATCAAAACTCGCGGCAGGCCGCGCGCCGCGAACTCTTTGAGGAGACCGGCCTCCAAAGCTTGGGGACGCTCCACCTTCTCGACCGCTCGACGTCGGCCGAGGGCGTCGACTTCTCGACCTTCATGGAGGCCACCGACGAGGCGCTCGAGCCGAAGCTGAACGGCGAGCACGATGCGTTCAGGTGGGCGACGGTCGAAAATTCTCCGAAACCACTACACCCCGGCGTCGAAGCCGTGCTAACGAACGAAAAGATGCGCACCCAGGTCGCCACACTCGCTCAAGACCGCGCCGGATTTATTCCGGACGTCACCCTCCTCGGAGGGTTCGAGAAGGTCGCGCTCGCGTTCGACGTGAAGCAAATCGCGATGGACCGCGCGCCCGAGGGTTCGGTTCGCGACAAGAGCCGCGACGGCCATCTTCACGTGAGCAAGGCCCACATTAGCAAGGCGGACGTCAACCCGTACAAGGGGAGCGAGATTCCGCGCTACAAAGAGCTCGGCCTCGACCCCGACCGCATCTACATGCTCCTCCGCGATCCCGAGGAGATGGCGAAGGGCGTCGACACGTTCAACCGCCTGCCGATTCTCAAGAAACACGTCCCGGTTACCTCGAAGAAGCACCCTCACGAGCTCGTCGTCGGATCGACCGGCTCCGACGCGGCCTTCGACGAGGGCTTCCTCGACAACAGCCTCGCGGTTTGGGAAGAGGACGCCATCGGCGACGTCGAAGCCGACCGCAAGCGCCAGCTCTCGAGCGCGTATCACTACGACGCCGACATGACTCCCGGAAATTTCCGTGGTAAGCGTTTCGACGGCGTCATGCGCAACATCGTGGGAAACCACGTCGCTCTAGTCAGCGAAGGTAGAGCCGGAGACGACGTCGTCGTCGGCGACAGCAAGGGAAACCTGAAAATGGCCAAGAAAATCGTTCTCTCCAGCATGGCGCGCCTGATGCAGGGCGCATTGATGGTCGCCCTCAAGCCGAAGCTCGCGATGGACGCGAAGCTCGACCTCGTCCCGCTCCTCAAAGGGGTGACCAAGAAGAATTTCAAGTCGAAGCAGCCCGGCCTCGTCGCCGCGCTGACCAAGGCCACCGAACCGCTCCTCGCGCAGGACGCGTCGATTGAGGACCTGGGTACGCTGCTCGACACTCTGAGCCAGGTCGACGTCGCCGATGATGCGGACCCGGCCATCGTCGAAGCGCCGCCCGCAGCCGTCGTCGAGGAGACCGCCGTCGACGCCGACCCGATGGCGAAGATGATGGAGTTCTTGAAGGGCAAGCTCAGCCCCGAGGACATGACCGCTCTCGAAGCCATGTGCGGCGAAGGTGGCGTCATCGCCGGCGACGAAGAAGACGACGATGCCAAGAAGGCGCTCGAGGCCGCCGCGAAGAAAAAGAAGGACGACGCTATGGCGAAGGACAAGGACGTCATCACCAAGCCGGCGATGGACGCCGCCCTGGCCGCGAACACCAAGAAGGTCAAAGAGGAGATGCGCGCCGAGGGCGTCGCCCTCTCGACCGCGCTCAAGGCGGTCAAGCCCTACGTCGGCGAAATCGCCATCGCGCTCGACTCGGCCGACGCCGTCTACGAGCACACGCTCAAGGCGCTCAAGTTCGACATCGAGGGCGTTCACCCCTCGGCCTATCCCGCCATCCTCCGGGCCATCCCGGTCCCCGGCTCCGACAAGGGCCGCCGCCCGACCAGCAAAATCGCGATGGACGCCAAGGGCGCGGCCGACTTCGCCACGCGCTTCCCCGAAACCGCGAACATCTCGCTCGGCTAATCGCCCGACGAGCTCGCCGACCACGTAAACAGGAGAGACGATCATGAGCGGCTTCCAGGGCCAGGTTAACGTCCAGCCGGCACGCGGCGTAGCGGGCGACTTCTGCGACGCCAATCCCCGCGCCACCGTCAACGCGGGCCCGGGCGGTCTCGTTTCCGGCGTCGCGCTCTATGCCGGGCGCTTCGCCTGGGCGAGCTACGGCCAGGTCGACGGCGACGGCGCCCCGGCCGTCGCGAACAGCTTCGGCTCCGGTCCGGTCACCGGCTTCCTGCACCGCGACCAGCAGGCGCTCATCACCGGCTTCCTCGAAGGCTTCACGATGCGGATGCTCCCGGGCACCGGCATCACCCTCTTCGAGGCTGGCGGCTTTTGGGTCGTCAACGACGGCGCGGCCGCGGCCGTCCCCGGCCAGAAGGCCTATGCGAACTTCGCCGACGGCAAAGTCACGTTCGCCGCGACCGGCTCTCCGGCCGCCGGCGGCGCCGCCACCGGCTCGATTGCCGCCGGCGCCGGCTCGCTGACCGGCTCCATCGCCGGCGACGTCCTCACCATCACCGCCGTCGGTTCGGGCACGCTCCCGGTCGGCGCGGGCATCTCGGGCTCGGGCGTCGTCTCGGGCACCGCCGTCCTCGCGCAGCTCTCGGGCACGGCCGAGGGCGTCGGCACCTACCGCGTAAACATTCCGCAGACGGTCGCCTCGACCACGATCACGGCGGCCTTCGGCATCTTCACCGCGGCGAGCGGCCTGACCGGCACGTTCGTCGTCGGCGACGTTCTCGCGGGCACCAACGTGGTCGCGGGCACCTACATCACCGCGTTCCGGACCGGCACCGGCGGCCTCGGCACCTACATCGTCAACGACCCGACCGTCGTCGGCAGCACGGCGATCACGTCCTCGAGCAACGTCGAGACGAAGTGGGTCTGCCGCTCGCCCGGCCTGCCCGGCGAGCTCGTCAAGATGTCGTCCTGGCTGCAGGGCTAACCGCGAACCGCGCACCGCCGCAAAAAAGGGTAAGGAGCGAAAGTCATGAAGAG